GTTTTGATTACGTCGCGCGACCCTCGCACAAAAAGCGACTTTTTAACTAGATTTTAACTCAGCTTTAACCTTAATTTACAAAAACTATGCTACAATTGTGGTTATGGGAACACGTACGTTAATTAAAAAATCAGAATTTGCACAACTTGCTAACGTTAGCCCTGCGGCTATCGCTAAAGCCTGCCGTCCTGGTAATGGTCTGTATAAGGCACTAGTAGGAACAGGTAGAAAAGCAAGACTTGATCCTAACCACCCAGCAGCTGTAGCCTACCTAGGGGACCAAAAACAAAAAAAACCACTAGACATTACTGAGGAAGAGGAACAGTTCTCCCCTCAACTTACCACAACCGCAAAAGAAAATAAAAAAGCTTTAAGTTTATATAATATAGACCCGGCGGACGTTCCAGACAATATGCAACAGTTTGCAGATATGACTATCCGTGAAGTAGTAACAAAATTTGGGACTGACTATCGAATGGTAGACTACCTGCGTGCACTAAAAGAGATTGAGGTAATAGACGAGCGTAGGGTAAAAAGTGCTAAAGCTAGAGGGGAATTAGTGTATAAGGAACTAGTAACTGTGGGGATAATAGAGCCTATAGACTCAGCCCACAGAAAAATGTTAACAGATGGAGCCAAGACTATAGCACGTAGAGCTGTGGCTATGATTGAAGCTGGAAAACCTGTAGACGATCTAGAGAAATATATAGCCGATACTATTTCTAGTTTTATAAAACCAGCTAAAGCAAAAATCAAGAGGACTTTAGAGAGTGTCGACAACGACGATTAAAACTATCGGTCGGGAGTGGCTAATCGACCAAGCAGATAAACTAACAGACGAGATAATTAAAATTTCACCGGCACAATTTAGCGAAGAGAATAGGTATTTACCTGAAAGTGTAACAAGATACCCGGGATATATGCGTTTTGACATTAACCCTTTTATGAGGGAGATTGTGGAATGCTTTGATCCGTACAGCCCCGTGAGAGAAGTAAATCTTAAAAAAGGGGTACAAATTACGTACACGACCCTAATTGAATCAGGTTTATTTTTCTATATGGCACACGTTAAAACAGTCCCTTGTATGTGGATGTCAGCGGATAAAGAATTAGTAGATATTAGGGTGGAAAATAATATACTCCCTATGTTAAAATACTCAGGATTTGGGGATATTATCCAAACTAGCGACAAGGGAAACAACCGTAAAACGGGGCAAACTAAAGATACTTTACAATGGCAAGGTGGCGGATATTTGCTTAAAATAGGTGCGCAGAGTGCGTCAAAGATGAGGCAGCAGTCAGTACAAGTAATTTTTAAAGATGAGCTAGACGGCTGGCCTGATACTGTCGGTAAAGATGGGGACCCCGACTCACTATCAGACGATAGGGCAGCCGCATATTGGGAAGTACGTAAGATATTCAGGGGATCAACACCATTAATTAAAGGTACTTCGAAAATTGAAAAGCAGTATCAACGTGGGGACCAAAGAAAATACTTAGTTTTGTGTAAAAAGTGTAACGCACCACAGGAACTAAGATGGTCGTATGGTGAAAATGAAAAAGGCGGGTTTTATTGGGAAACTGAGGGGGGTATATTAGTACCTGAGTCCGTACAATACCGATGTAAAGAGTGTGGAGAGCCACATTATGAGCATGATAAAGAGCGATTATTCGCGGAGGAACATGGCGCACACTGGAAACCTACAGCTAAACCTGTAGAGCCGGGTATACGCTCGTACCATTTACCCGCGTTATACTCCCCTATAGGTATGCAACCCTGGTCTAAATCTGTGGGCATGTATTTACAGGCGTTTGATACCAAAGAGCGTAAAGTAAAAGATATATCTAAGTTCCAAGTTTTTTATAATAACGTCCTGGCCGAACCGTTTGAGATAATGGGGTCAAAAATTGGCTTTACTTCTGTTTCTTTACATAGACGGTCAGTATACAGACTAGGGGAGATACCTAACAAGTATGCAATTAAAAATAGTGGCTCACCGATTTTATTATTAACTTGCCAAGTCGATGTTCATAAATCATTCTTAGCGGTGGGGATTATGGGGTGGTGTAAAGATAGTAAGCCGTACTTGGTAGAGTATTTAAAGCTAGAAGATGAGGACTGCACCGAGCCAACCAGCAAAGTGTGGGGACAACTTAGGGAGCTTATCGAGGAAAAAGAGTACACGGCAGATGACGGTAAAAAGTATAGAGTGGTTATGACCCTTATTGACGCAGGGTATGCAAACGATACAGTTACGTCGTTTTGCGCGGACTATGCGTCAGGGGTAGTACCCGTTTTAGGTAGGGATAGACCCGGGAAAGCAAACAGGATAAAAGAGTTTAGCGAATTTACTACACAGGCAGGTACAACAGGATATACAATTACAGTGGATCACTATAAGGACAGGTTAGCACCAGTCCTACGTAGGGAATGGACGGAAGAGGCAGGAATACAAAAGCCTTACCATTTTAACGCCCCAATAGATACACCAGATAAAGCGTTAAAAGAGCTTACCGTGGAAACAAGACGGGAAAAAACCGACGATAAGGGTAATACTGTGTATTTTTGGCACCGTCCAGGTAATGCACGTAACGAATTATGGGACGTTTTAGTATATGGACACGCAGCAGTAGAGATAATAGCCTGGTCGATTTGTATACAACATTTTAAATTAAAAACTGTAGATTGGCCACATTTTTGGGAATATTTAGAAAAAAACCAAATTTATTTTAAAAATTAGGTAAAATTATATTTTTTATGTTATACTTTGGTAATTATTTGAAATTTAGAGGAGTCCCCTGGTATGACTAGCGAATTTTTAAAAGCGCGTATTACAGCTACTAAAACCTTAATTGTTGAGCTAGAGGACGCAGCAGCTAGTCTATCGTCAGGGGCGATTATCTCATACACTTTTGACACAGGACAGGACCGCCAAACAGTAACGCGGGCAAATATCCATGTAATAAACCAAACAATAGATATGTTATATAACAGACTAGTAACTTTAGAGGCTAGGTTAACAGGAAATGGGACAACCATAGGGAGGCCAGCATGGTAGATGATTATTACGCAGCGCTAGTTAACGCAGCTCAAAAATTACCAGAACAACCCTCAGCGGCAGTAATTCCGAAAATTGATATATCAGAACTAACTAACTCAACAAACACCAGCGGAAGCTATGCGGGAAGTTATGTAAGTAATACAACCTGGGACGGCGATAAATTTTATAGTGGCTTTGGGATTACTAAAGATTATGACATAGTAGATTATTGGAAAATTAGAAAACGTTCAAAGCAGCTATTTACAGAAAACTTATATGCGAGGGGCCTTATACGTAGGCTACTTACAAATGAGATTAACAAAGGGCTAGCATTAGAGGCCACACCAGACAACGACATACTAAAATTAGATACTGACGTTTTGTCAGATTGGGCGGAATTAACAGAACGTCGTTTCACTATATGGGGTAAAAATAAAGAAATCTGTGATTATGAACAGCTTAGAACTTTTGGGGCTATTCAGAAATTAGCTCGTATGATGGCTTTAATTTCGGGGGATGTACTAGTAATATTACGCCAAGGAGAATATATAAATTTGCCTACCGTTCAATTAGTAGACGCTGAAAATGTAGAAAACCCTAATTCTAATACCATGCTAAGAGCTGCAACTGCTAGGGGTAATAAGATAGTGCACGGGGTTGAGGTAGACTCAAAAAATAGACACGTTGCGTTTTATGTTACCCAGGAAGATGGTACGAGCATAAGAGTACCATCTAGAGGAGAGCGTACGGGTAGACTTCAAGCGTGGTTATATTACGGTACTGAGAAAATGTTAGGGGACGTTAGAGGCCAGTCTTTATTAGCTTTAGTAATTCAGTCTTTAAAAGAGGTTGACCGTTACAGAGACGCTGAGCAAAGAGCCGCAGTAGTTAACTCTATGATAGCCTTATGGATCAAAAAAGGCGAGGACAAAATGGGAACACTCCCCGTAACAGGTGGAGCAGTTCGTACAGATAAATATACTACGCAGGACGACGTCCAAGGGCGTAAGGACGTACAATTCTCTACAAACTTACCAGGTATGGTTATGCAAGAACTCCAACAAGGGGAGGAGCCGGTAAGCTATGATACCCGCCGACCAAA